AGTGCAGCGACGACGTCCGCGTCTGCATGGTGCTCGTCTTGCCTAAGATTCTTTGAGTTGAGCGCCTGACCTATGCGTTCATGTGTTGCCACTGTCACCTCCGAGTCGTGTGCGCATCAGCGGGATGAAGTCATCGAGCCTGAGCATCACGACAGGTCGCATGTCGCCATCGACTCGCATGATCACAACAGATACTTCACCAGCTGTTGAACCGGTCTCGCACTGACGCATGAAATCGAGCACGGCTAACTTGCGCCGACGCTTTACCTCGATACGGAACGGCGGCACGTTGATGTCCTCGCCGCTGTCTCTCGCCTGACCAAGCTTTCGCTTAACCTCGATGCCGAGTTGCACGCTCAGGTGAGATGCGATCTCGCGCTCCGTAGCCGCGCCTCGTTGTCGCTGTAGCTTCCCCATCACTTCACCTCCAGTCTGCCGCTGTCGAACAGCCAGCCGATCGTTTTGCGATGAGCGTCTTCCCAAATGGCGACGCGCTCCTCGCGAGTCCAGTTCTTGCCTTGGTCCAACTCCATGTGACAGCTGTTGCACATAGCGGCGACTCGATAGTCGTGCGCCTTGATGCCCTTGCCTTTGTCGTCGCGCAGCTGATTCGAATGCGCCGGCACGATGTTGCCGCCGGCGTTCCACGCACCGCACACGAAGCACTCAGGAGCGTGGTGGATATGGTCGAGCAGCTTGCGACTGCGATAGTTCAAACAGCACACCTCAGTTCGCGGATCTCGCTTTCAAGCTGTTGAACCCGACGCTCCAGAGACTTAATGTACGAGTCCTGCTGATTCAGATACGCACCCTGCGTATCGATCAGCTTGGCTTGCGCGATCGCGAGCGTGTCCGCTCGATCGACAGCTTCGCGAAGCACCGCGAGCTTCGTTGACTCTGGCTGCGTGCTCATAAGGCGGGCGTGAAGTATTGTTTGTGTGCGCGATACGGAATCTCGATGACCCGCTCGAACCTCTCTGCGACGTTGCCGTCGCGATCGATCTCGCTGCGAGAGTCGATCTCAAGATGGTCGAGCAAGAACTGGCGCGCGGTTTCTTCGCTGTTCACTGGCTCGAACGTGCGCGAGCTTGCCCAGCTCCAGAACTCCGGGTCCTTACAGAGCACAGCCGCGCGCTGCGCACCTGTTCGCCGCTGTTCAACAGGCTGTTCGTTCTCGTCGATCTGCACCATCACGCACATGAAGCGCTGTCCTGCGCGCTTGCCCTGTCTGATCGTGAAATCCTTGAACGGATGCGTGTCTGTGTCCTCACCGAGCAGGAACGTCACCGTCCTACCACGGGTTGATGACTCCGCCCAGTTAAGGAGCATTAGCTCCCCCTGAAATGCAATCTGCTGTTCGTCCACTGTTGCCTCACTGTTTGTACTTCGTCATCGCGCGACGCTTCTGCGCCGCGGTCATTGGCTTTTGCTGTGTTTTCGTGTCGACTGGTATTGTTTCGGGACGAGGAATATGGGTGTATGGCTCGCCCTCAGGTTGCGGCTCTCCCCACTCCGAGTCACGAACCTTGAGGTGCTTAATCTTGGACCCCGGGAAAGCTTCCATCAGCGATCGGATGTCGATAAACATCTGGTCAACAGCGGGGTCTTCACTGCGAACAGCTGTGAAATAGTCCTTGTCAGATTGCGTGAACTTCACCAGACAAACTCCTCTGCTTGTTCATTCAACGCTTTAGTCTCAGTCGCGATTAGTCCATTTGGCTTCACGCGCGGTACCTCAAACATCGGCGGTCGACCTTCCATCCGTCTGTCGTGGTAGCTGTTCGAATCCCGATCGAACCACAGCTTTACCGTCGCCTCCTCACCGCCGTCTCGCTGCTTAACAATGATGACGCTGGCGTCATAAGCTCGCTCCCATTCGGCGCGCTTCTCCATGGTCATTTCCTTGTCGCCGCGCTGCAGCTCCGCCTCTTTCTTTTTGTTTCGATAGACGATGATGGCGTTATCGACGCGGTCGGTGATCGACCCAGATCCCTTGATGTCGAACTTACCGGGAATAGTTTTCTCGTCCATCAACTTGCGAACGTGATGAACGATATGGATGTGGGCGCCAAGCTCGCGCGCGCTTGCACAGAGACTGAACACAAAGTCTTTCTGCGAGTTGTAGTCGTCCTCGCCTGAGACGCAGCACATGAGATTGTCTATGAAGAAGTGCTGCACCTTGTGTTCAAGCACGGCGTATCGAACGATGCCAAGCATGTCTTTGTTCGAGGCTGAGCCGCGCACGTCGGCGTACCACAGTCGGTCGCCGCACCACGCGAGAAAGTCTTTTACGTATTGCACTGAGGGGATGCCGCCCGCGGCTTGAAGGATCAGTCTCTTGTTGAGCGCTTCGGGTAGGAGCTCAAAGCTCGCTACGCCGCATCGGTATCCCTGCTGCATAAAGCCGAACATAACCTGTGAAATCACCATCGACTTGCCATGCCCGTTAGCGCCCGCCCAGACCGTGACTTCACCGGGGCGAAACTGGATATCGACGCGACCGAACGGCAGGCGAGCATGGTTGCCGGCGTTGTCGCCGAACATCCGCTCGATCGTCTCGTCGACGAAGTCCTGCGGACGTCGCATCTTGTGGTTCTTGGTTTCTGTCGACTTGAGATACGCCTCGAAGTCGATCGAGTCAGGGATGGTGTTATACATACGAAAACTCCGAGATCGCCCGATCGAAATACTCATCCCACTCAGCGTTCTCGAACTGCATGTACGGTTCGAACTCTAGCTGCCAGTCCCACGTACGACTGTCGTCGCGGTTCTGTACAGATTCGAGGGTAGGCATGTACGACACCGTGTATCCCTTGCGCTCAGCGTGAAACCACGCGCGCACCGGGAATGCCTCGCGACAGATCTTTTCGAAAACGCCGATCGTCGCGTGTTCTGCATTGCATACCACCATCACCGGAAGCTTCTTCAGAAATCGCCAATCGTATTCCTTGCCGGGAATCGCGCGCACTAATGCGTATGGTTTAACATCAAAGCGTATTCTTGGTGGCAAAAAAGAAACGACTACCAGTTCAGGCGCAAGCTTTCGCATTCGAGAGAGGAGAATCGACTCCCCCCCGAAAGGCAGGCGAGTCGACTCGATCATGTCCAAGCGCTCACGTCTTCCGTCTCGATGTCATCGAGGTAGCGCTTCTGACCAAGGTACGTGGAAGCATGCGGGACGAACTTGCCGCCGTCACGGGTCCACTGTTCTGTCAGCTTGACAGCTGCCAGATGGGTCATCACGGTGTCACGCTGGGCAAACAGTCCATGCCTTTTCCAAAGCTCAAAGGCGCGAGCTTTTCCGTCCTTTCTAGGGTATGCATCCCAGAACTCCTGCCAACCAGCCGCCAGTTCAGGCGAGTCTGATTCGACTTGGTCGGCATGCTTGTTTTTACCAACCAAAAACTTCGCAATTTGCTGGGCTTGATCTTCGGTAATTTTTATTGTGACCACGTCATCCGCGGTTTCGCCGACTAACTGACTGATAACAAATTCGTCGGCGGAGTGCGTGATCGAAATCGGGTTGTGTGTAAGGTTGCGCACGATCCACTTTCTCCCTGAGTGGTGTTGAAATTGGATCGAGTCTACTTAGCGGTATATGTGAAATCAATACCCATAAGTATTGCTAAAAGAAATAATTGACTATTGCCGCTCAAAAGTTTCTTCGGTATCGCAACCGAGCTGGGTGTGGATTCTTTGATGTCGGCTTTTCGACAGTTAGGGGCGAATTTATTGAAAGGGATACTCTCTTTTACCCTGACAACGCCTTGGACACCGCTCTCCTCCCCCCACCCCCCTCATGGCCCCCCCACCCCCCACGCCCAAAGGCGCGGAGTACGCATAGTGGAAGGGTGACCCAGCAGCTTTAGTTTCAGTTCGCGCCACCGCGCTCTCGTCCTGTGGTTTGCGTTCAGGATGAGAGAGTCGTCCCCCAGCGAACCTCGCTTTACATTCCGGCTCAGCGATATCGAGCCTCGCCCCCCGATCGGGTTGGGGGGCACCCCACCTAACTGGTCAGCTGGCGTTCAGCTTGTTCTTTACGAAGTCCCAGTCGAGCGCATCACGACGCGCGACGAGGTCACGGAAGTCGAGCTTGCCGCCGCTGTGCTTGTCGATGGCGATCGCCATCTGCAGCGAGACCGTATTTGCCTCGCGATAAACCAAGCTGGTTACGTAAGCGCCGGATACTCCGCACGTGTGACCTAAGCGGTCGCGCTCGATCTGTGTCAGCGATCGGATGTAAGCCTTGTGTGGCGCCTCAAATTGGGCGCCTTCTTGCACTGCAGCGAGTGCTTGGTCAGTCATTATCAGCTCCTTCGCACGTCAATACCGTTTGGTATTTTTTTGGATGGTATTCATGCCTCCGCGGGCGCGCAAGAATGTCTTTGCGTTTTTTTAGGAAACCGTTCCGTTTTGGTTCGAAACTGTACGGTAGCGCGTGGACAACCTTCTGGTATTACCGTACAGTGATCTCGAACTTAAAAGGCTGTATGAGGTAAGAGGTAGCCAAGATGAGTAGCATCTTTGACGTCCGTCGCGAGAACCTGCTGTCGTTGATACGTGACTCGTACCAAAACAACCGCGCAGAATTTTCGCGAAGCACAGGGAAGAACCCGAACCTAATCAACCTTGTCTTAACCAACAACCCAGAATACCGACGCAACATCGGGGAGAAGCTTGCTCGGGATATTGAGAAGCGCTGTGGTATTGCTGACGGCTGGCTGGATTCGCCCCGCGGGATGGGCATTCGTCGGGTAACGAAGGTCCCCATCCTGACCGACGCAGGGGACGTTCCTGATCGAGCTCCACTGGAGAGCGACTATCACGTCACTCTGCCGGTCGACGACCCTACGCTGGCTCTGCGCTCGACCGGGGCGGGAAACCTTGTCATCGTCATTGCGAAGGAATCCTGCATGGCGCCCGCGTTCCATGTCGGCGACTTTGTATGGGTCGACCTTGGGGTGAAGAAGATCTCAGGTGATGGTATCTACGTGATCCGGATGTCGGACGGTAGCCTCTTCCGACGCATTCAACAGCTGCCTACCGGTGAACTGCGGGTCAGCACTGACGACCCCGCTTACGCCCCGCAAATCCTCAAGGGCAAGGCTATTTCGAACTTACGAATTATCGGTAAGGCGACAGCCTGTAGCCACCGCACAGCCCTGTAAGGGCGGCTTACCCCTCTGAACGACCCGAAACGGTCGTTCTTTCCTTTTGCGTTTATTTAATACCGTTTGGTATTGACATCTCGATTCTGCGCCCATAGAGTCCGTCCTCATGGAATGCGACGACGACGGGCTGCAAGCGTGGCACCACCACGAAGAGCTGCTGCAGCAGCAATACGAGATGGCGCATCCCACCCGGTTTTTTCAACACAGCAAGGAGACGACAATGGGATTGGTCGCAAAAGATACGGGCGGCAGTGATCGTAAGTACGAGAACGCCCCCGCCGGCGCTCACGCTGCCCGGTGTTTCAGGGTGATCGACTTGGGCACCCAGACTTTTCAAGTCATGGGCGAAACCAAGCAGGCTCACCAGTGCGTGATTACGTGGGAGCTTGGTAAGACGATGGAGGACGGCAAACCGTTCACCATCAGCGAAAAGTACACCGTCTCGCTACATGAAAAGGCGAAGATGCGCAGCGTTCTCGAATCGTGGCGCGGTCGCAAGTTTACAGAGGCAGAGCGTAAGGGTTTCGAGCTGAAGAACTTGCTTGGAAAGGTGTGCTTTCTGAATATCGTGCATGCAAAGCGTGGCGATAAAACCTACGCCAACGTAGCGAGCGTCATGCCGGTTCCGGATGGCATCGCCTCCCCTGCTCCGGTCAACGAGACACTGTACTACGCGATCAACGAGCATCACTCAGGAATCTTCGAGCGTCTGCCGAAGTACTGCCGGGAGATGATCGTTAAATCGCCCGAGTACCAAATGATGAGCCTTGAAAGCATGAGCTCTTCCGGTAGCGGAGAGGAGATCAACGATGACATTCCCTTTTGAGTTGCAAGAGCAGAGATCGCTTAAAGCTAAAGTGCTTGCCGCAATCGATCAGCTCAATAAACCGTTTGACTCAGTTGAGATTGCCAACCTTACGAGTGTTACGCCAAGCCGGGTAAGCGCTTACCTGACTGGCATGTATCACCAGAAAATGCTGCGACGATCTCGCGATAGCGGTGCCTTAAATCGGCTGAAGTTTAGTTACGCCAAACCTGAGTGGGACATTCCCGGCTACGACCTGATCGATCGCCGAAAAACCGCCGCTCAAAAACGTAGACGGACTAACGCTTATAGCTCAGCGCCAACGCCGCAAGCTGCAACTACTCAGACATCGACTGTTCCACAGCTGTCGATCGTGCTGGGAGGCAAGCGGCTTGAGATGACGGTGAGAGAAGCCCGCGCTCTCCACTCTGAGCTTGGAGTTTTATTCGGTGACTTGGCGCGTACGGGTTAGTGACGAAGACCTCGCGCGGTTGCAGGAAGTGACCACGAAGCGCTGCGAGACCAAGTCGAAGCATGCAGTCGCTACTCAAAAGTACGACCGCCGGCGAACCGACTGGGAGATTTGCTACTTCGGGTTCATGGGAGAGGTCGGCGTCGCCCGCGCACTGTGCATCGAGCCTAACTGGTCGGTGCTCATTGGCGGTGATAGCGGCGCTGACGTTTCCTTCGGCGAAAAAATGCTGCAGGTAAAAACGCCGCTGACGAAGCAAACCCAAGACTGGCTTTACTTCAACGACGAAGAGCGCCTGTCTGCTGAATACGGCGTCCTTTGCAACATTGATGATTACGAGACTTCGGTACTGATCCGTGGCGCAGTACGAAAAGAAGATTTCCTAAGCTTGAGCGTAACGAAGAACTTCGGCTACGGCGAGCGGATTGCTGTTCATGCAAGCCAGATGGCTCCGATGGATGACCTGATATCCGCTGTGCAAGCCGTAAAGAAACAGACAGTAGGTGAACGATGCTAACAAATAAACTTAACTTGCCGAGCGCTGTCGTGACGGCTGTTCAGAACGATCCTTACAGTCGAGGTAACAGTAACATTAGTGTTACTCAGCTGATCACTCCGCCCTATCAGCGCAAGCTGCGACAGACTGTCGAGTCTGTTGAAGATGTGGCGGACAAACTGTTCGCCCTGTACGGGCAGATCGGTCACGGCATTCTCGAACGCGCCGGCTTGAAGAACGGATCGGATGTTGAGAACAGACTGTTCTCCGAGGTGAACGGGTGGACAGTGTCCGGACAGTACGACCTGATCGAAGACGGCGTACTCATGGACTACAAGTTCACGACGTTCTGGTCGGTGAAAGGCGACGAGCCGAAGCCTGAATGGGTGCAGCAGCTGAATTTGCTGCGTGTGCTGGCAATACGAAATGGTATTGAAGTACGCGCATTAAGGATTATTGCTTTACTGCGCGACCATCAAAAGTCCGCTGCAGAGCGTGATCCGGAGTACCCGCAGTTCCCGATCGTGCCGGTCGACATCCCGATGTGGGATCTCGCAGAAGCAGAGGCATTCATGTTGGAGCGCGTGAAGCTGCACCAGCTGGACAACCCCGATCCCTGCACCGACGAAGATCGATGGTTGCAGCCCGCCGTGTATGCGCTGAAGAAGAACGGCGTGAAGAAGGCGGTGAAGCTGTTTAACAACTTGCGGGACGCAGAAGCGGCGATGCCGGACGGCAAGGGCTACTTCGTTGAACACAGACCGGGTGAGTACCGGCGCTGCGCAAGCTACTGCAACGTCAGCCACGGGTGCCCGGTATGGCAGAAGACACAAGCGACGCCGTTTTAACGGCGCGTGGATGGAGGGATTGGTATGGCTTCCCGAAAAAAGATCTCTATAGCTGCCAGACGTGCGGCGTCGAAACCAAAAAAGGCACGGCGAACTGCGGTACCTGCGGCGCTCGGGCGCGCAAAGCGAAGCGGCGACGAGAAGCTCAGGAGCAACTCGCTGCGTCAGTTGCTGACCAGTGATGGTCTCGACGAACTTGTTACTTCAGATCTGCGCTCCATGCGTGACAGCTTGGAAGAGGACTATCGGCGTCGTGTTGACGGCAGCGGCATGGCGATCTTCGAGCAGGACAAGCTCAAAGATTGCCAGCTGCTCCTGCGGCACATCGATGCCATGACGATCGTGCTCGCCTATTACGGAGTGAAAGACTGACGCAGTGAACAAGCCAGCCCCCCCGGTACATCACTACAACCTAATGCAGTTAGGTTCCTAGAGCGGCGCGCCGGACGCCGAACTGCAGTCCGGCACTTATTCGGAGGATGATTTATGACCGAGAAGTACGACACGATGATGACTGCCGAAGAAGAGCAGTTCTGGCGCGAGATGAATAAGCCTATTGCGACCTCTCCTGCGACAGATACGTCCCTGACTAAACAGCTGTTCGAAGACAGCTACACAATCACCGCGAGCCACCGAAACTACAGCCGACCCTCGGTGCCTGCTCAAAAACAAGACGCCGTTAATCCAGATCACTACAAGCGTGGCGGCATCGAGTGCATCGATGGCATCCGTGCCGCCTTGACCCCTGAGGAATTTCGCGGCTACTGCAAAGGAAGCGCGATGGCGTACCTGTGGCGCGATGGAAAGAAGGACGACCCAGTGCAGGAAGCCGGCAAGGCGAACTGGTACGTCACGTGGCTACAAGGCAAGGACCCACGCAAATGACGTATGGCAGATACAACCCAAGGATCACGTTCGACCAGTACGTAATGTTGATGAAGCTGCGAGAGGAAACCGAGCTTGAGCGCGGCACTTTCCAGAAGCTGGTGCGAGAGTGGGGAGTGCCGCAGTCGACGCTGTCGACAGCTGTTAATCGCGGGATCAAGACGTATGAGTACAAACTTTGGAAACAGGGGGCGGAGATGTGCGCGAGCGGAATCGCCGCGCGGTCGAAGGAACTCAACAGCGGAAGGGAGATGACGTTGCTTGCCGGTACGCCCTAGAAACGAGACCGCAGATGACCTCGCGCGTGAGAACGCCGCCAAGCTGGCGGTCGAGTTCGCATTCAACTGCCAGCTGATCAAGCTGCAGGAAATGATCTACTCACTCGACTGGGTGCTGTTCGATGGTAACGGCAAAGTGCGCGCATTCTGTGAGTACAAGTACCGCCGTAACAGTAAGGGTAAGTACAAGACTCTGTTGCTTTCGAGCGGTAAGTGGACAAAGGCGATGAACCTGAGCCGAGAGCTGAATGTTCCGTTCGTAATGTTTGTCGAATGGACTGACGGAATCTTTTACAGCGTTCACAACGCGGGAGAACAGCTGTTGGTATCTGTTGGCGGTAACTCTCGGGGACAGCCCGGTGACATAGAGCCAACCGTTCATATCCCTGTCGATAGATTCATGGCATTGCCCGTGCTAGCCTCTTCGACGGGTACGCAGGCGCCGCTCTAGGAGTCAGATATGAGTGTGTACCTAAGAGGGCGTCTGTACTGGATCGAGTTGCGCGATCCAGCGGGTAATCGGATTCGGGAGTCAACCGAAACTGATGACCCGATTAAAGCTCATGCATATCACGACGTTCGAGTTCAGCAGTTGAAGCTTGGTCATTCCAAGGCGCCAACTTGGAGCGAGGCGGTCGCGAGATGGATGAGTGAGCGCTCTGATAAACGATCGCTGGATCGTGATCGTCAGATGGCAGATTGGCTGGATAAGTACTGGTCAGAAATGACCTTCGCCTCGATCACGGACGATGACATTCGTTTCGTGGTAGATCAGAAACGTCGCGAGACGAGTGCTTCGAACGCCAATCACTATCTGAAGTTCATCAAGGCATTGTTTAACAGGTCGATGGAGTGGAAGTGGGTTGCGTCGAACCCGGTGAGGATGAAGCCGTACAAGGTGAACAATCGCCGGGTACGGTTCCTGTCTGAGCAGGAGTACGCAAGGCTCATGGGTGAGCTGCCACGTCACTTGGCGGTCATGGCGGAGTTCTCGGTGCTGACCGGTTTGCGGAGGTCCAATGTGACGGGACTGAAGTGGAGCCGGGTGGACCTTGAGCGCCGCTTACTGTGGGTGTCTTCGAGCGACTACAAGTCGGGTCGGGACCACGGAATGCCACTCAGTGACAGGGCGGTCGAGATACTGCGCGGAGAGCAAGGTCAGCACCCGTTGTATGTTTTTACCTACAACGGGAAGCCGGTGACTCAGGTCAACACAAAGGCATGGCGGAAAGCCCTCAACCGGGCAGGCGTCAGTGACTTCAGGTGGCATGACCTGCGCCACACCTTCGCGAGCTATCACGCCATGAACGGAACCCCACTGCTCACGCTAAAGGCATTAGGAGGCTGGCAGAGCCTCGATATGGTGAACCGGTACGCACACCTCTCCTCGGAGGGATCGCGCTTATACGTCGCTAATAGCGCCGTACAGACGCAGTCTGGGGTGTGTGTGGGCGGTGTGGGGAATGTGGGTGCGAAACCGGGCTCATCGGGCGACCACCAATCAGCTCAACTGCGCGTAAGTGGTTGAACTGTAAGGAGAAGGTGGCGCGCCCGGCAGGAGTCGAACCTGCGACCTACGGCTTAGAAGTGCGTTAAGTTGCTTTTATAATCAACAACTTGTGGCGCTTGCGTACCCACG